AGTCTCCGAAGACATCGTAGACTTACCACTAGCAGCATTCTCCATGTATTGGTGCAACGCCAGTTCAGCAGGGTGGTTCATTACGCTACCTCTTCTACTTCGATATCGACAAGCCCATCAACAATGAACTCGTCATCCTCATCATCACGGCTAGACGCCTTCTCAGCGTAAGCATTGATGATGTACTCGTTGTAGTTATTCACCCACTGCATGAAGTCAGCGAACATAGTCTGCTCGTGATCTGTCAGTTCAAGGGTCTTGGTTACGTCCAGAGACACAATCGGCAGGTAGAACACTGCACCAGTAGGAATCTTACGCTCCTCTGTGTTCGCAGTGATGAGGTGCTGCACAGGCAGACGCTTCATCTTGGCAAGCTGCGTAAAGGCACCGCCTACGTTCTTGAACGCATCACGGTTCTCTACTTCCCAGATGAATGGTGTCTCATCCACCTCAACAGGATTGCCGCTGGCATCAGTGGCACCCTCAAGCTGCACAGTGCCAAGCACTACACGTACACGCTTGATCTGCCGGATCAGTTCCTGCGTCTTCTCAGGCAAAGCCTTGAAGTCTTGGATGTAGCCAGCAGGTTTACCACAGTTGAAGCCGCCTGCATTATCCTTGAGGTCAATGTTTAGATTGTCTGCCATGACAGTCTTCACGTAACGATTAGGTGCGTCACCAGAGCCACGTACAAAACGCTTGTACATGAAGCGTTGCAGGTACGGGCGAATCTTCACGGACTCCGAATAGTATGTCGGGCCGTCAGGCACCTCCAGCTTATACGTACCGCCGCCAATCACTTCCATGTTGACGGTCTTGCCGTTTACTTCTGCTTCACCCATGACAGGTGAATGATTGATGCGTAGACGAGCAAGGGTGCTGGCTTGCTTACGCTCACCCGCAGTTTCGTTTGCAATGCCCATAGCTTTCGCCATAGCGGCATAGTTGTTAGTGTCAATTGTTGTTAGTTCCATGTGTTTATACTCCTCTTTTGAGTTGGAAAGTCCTAGTTATATCACGACACATCTTTAGTGTCAAGCCAGTTGGGGCCGATTTTTGCCTCTAGTTCCAGAGGAACATTGAACGTCAACCCCCAACGTATGGCGATCAAGTTAGGCAAAGAGTTGTTAGTCTCTTGTATTACTTCGATTACTCTCCTTTCTTCGTCTGGATGAACGTCGATGACGATTGAGTCATGCACTGTGTTTACCACACATGACTGCATCCCGTCAAGTAATTTATCAATGTGCAATAATGCCACAGGCACGATGTCTGCCGTAGCAAACGATTGCACAGGGTAGTTCTTGATCTGTGTGAAGTTAGTCACACGACCACGACTGTTGCGTCGTACATCAGGGAAAGCAAACTGCCTGCCCGATGGCGTAGTGATGCGGCCAGTAGCTATAGCCTCTTTAGCCAATCGGGAATGCCAATCTGCGATGCCTTGGTACTTCTCCGTGAAGTGTGTATAGTACTCTGCTTCCGCTGGCGTTCTCCCAAAGCCTGTTGCGCCATAAAGCGGTGCAAACGTGTGAGCCTTTGCAGTCTGCCTATCCGTAGATTGACCAGCATCGGTAATAACTTTAGCGGTGTAACTGTGTACATCAAACCCAGTAGATACTTCTTCAATGGCTACTCCATCTTGTGAAAGATATGCGGCTGCACGAAACTCAAGCTGTGCAAAGTCTGCCTCAAGTATCTTGCCGCCAGACCACCGTGATACGAACACTCGCTTCACAGGGAATGTGCCACCACGTGGCATGTTCTGCATGTTTGGATCACGACCACTGAACCTGCCGGTAGCAGTCATGTGCTGTGTTAGACGGACATGCAGCTTACCGTCCTGCTTGGTGTACATACGGATGCCATCCACGAAAGATGACAGGTATGTATCGACAGCAGACAGGCGTCGAACCTTTGACAGGAAGTCAACAGCATCTGTCATTCCTTTGACACGTGCTGCCTTCTCTAGTGTTTCGAGGTTCTGCTTACTCGTGCTGAAACCATTCGCACTAGCCCACTTAGCAGACGGGGGCTTGAATCTAAGACCTCCAACGATCCCCAGATCAGTAAGAAGATAACCGTTGCCACTACATGTTCCGCACTTATTCGCTCTAGCATAGAGTGTACCATCCTTCTTCACCTTTCTTACCTGTCCAGTACCGTTACATTCACGGCACTGCGTTGCCTTAGTCTTGTACATACGTTCAGTAAGTTCATTTATAAACCCACGAAAAGTATTGTCCGACATATACGGGTCAATGCTGTTGCCCCAGTATTGCTTATCCGTGACCTTGCGACTATACACAACCCATGACAATTGCTCTGGGCTGTTCAGGTTGATAGGCGTATCACCCATCAGCCTACGTACATGCGCTTGCAGGTCACGCTCAAGATCATCACGCTCTTGCTCAAACTCCTGACGCACACCGTCAAGTGCCTGCAGGTCAACAGTGAACCCACGCTGGTAGATACGTGCAAGGCACACAGCTACCTGATTAGTCAGGTCAACAGTGCCACGTAAGCCGCTGTCTTCCTTACTGTTTAGCTTGAGCATCTGTTTGTCAGCAAGCTGCTGCGTAGCTTCAAGGTCAGCAATAAGATACTCTGTTAGTTCGTTGTACGGGATGTCACGGGTACTGACGCCCTTGGCAAAATACTCTTTGAGGGTATCTTGCTTCTTGGTGTCCAGTTCGTAACGCTCTGCACAAGCCTCAAGCGATAGTGGCTGCTTCTGCCCACGCTGCAGGACATACTCTGCCAGCATCGTGTCGTATACAGGTCCGTCATACTTGAAGCCTGATTCCCACAGCCACAGCAAGTCGTGCGCTGCGTTGTGGCAGATCAGAACAGTAGCCTCGTCCAAGAGCATCTGCACACGCTCGTAGTAGTCCTCCTGATTGGGACGGTCAGCGTGGTCAAATGGGAACGTCAGGCACTGGCCTTGGTCCGTCAGTATGCCAACCATGACCAGCGAGTTGTCAGGCTCAAATGGATCAAGGTGCATCTTACCATCACGCTTGGTGATGGTGTTCTCTACATCAAGTGTTAGCTTCATTCTTTGCCCTCACTTTTACTTGTGTTGTTAAATCCAGAGGAATCTGGAAGAAGTACTCGCCTTTGTATACATATCTATTCGGAACCTCGACTGGTGTCAAGTCCTTTATGTCTTCCGACAAGAAGGTGATGGCACAGTCAAGCTGCTTGTTCCATATGTAGAACAGTGTAGGTTCAGCGAAGAACTTCTGCTTACGTTGTGGTAGCTGCACCGTATCATATGGGAATGTGTCACCATCCCACACTACCTTCACTTCACACTCTACATAGATGGATGCACCATCTTTCGTAGCGATCAGGTCTTGTGCATACCTATCAGGATGTGGCTCAACAGTATGTCCTGTGAGTTCCAGATGCTGTTGTGTACGCACACGGGCAGCTTTGTCATAGCGGTCAAAGTCCGCCTTACTAAATCGTTTTGTCCTCATTCTTCATACCTCGCTGTCAGATAGTCGAGGTTGCAGTTTACCATACCGTGCCAGCCATTCAACTTGTTCTTCACGATGTTGACGTGGCGCAGTGGGCTGTCTTCCTCTTGCCCTTCGACAGAGGGTGACTTGCCGATCAGGATCATCAGGTCAGCCTCTGCTGCCTTACCTGTACGGCTACCCTCCATCATGGACTGGTTAAGTTGTGACCGGCCTTCTGCCTCTGCAGATAGCTGGGACATGTAGAACACGGCACACTCATACGTCTTGGCGATCTGCCGTGCATAGATAGCACATGCCTTGAGTGCCTCGTCCTGTCGTGCAAAGGAACCCTGCACACCAAACTTGTCACCCATGTCAAGCACAAGGATGTCAGGGCGGTACGATTTACACACGGACTCGACCCATGCCATGTCACGGCCACCTGCCTCTTTGATCTTGATGTTGTTCATCACTGGCTCATAGAGTGCCTTGGCCTTGGACATGTTGTCTCGTACCTCACGAGCGGACATACCTGCCGCAGCAGTCAGATAACGTGCGCCGACACGGTGCGTTGGCTCCTCGTTACATAAGATGACACACTTTGCACCCTGATGTGCAAACCCGCCGGGGCTGGCAATCAGGCTGGCATGAAACGATGTCTTGCCAGTGTTGGGCCGTGCGCCAACTTCGATAAGCTGACCAGCGGATACACCCTCGACCTTGCGAGTGACAGGCGGGATGTTGAATGTCCAACGTGCTTCCAGTTCAGCCTTGGCCATCAGCGTTTCGATACTGATGTCGTCCCACTCAATGTTGAGGTTCGGGATGAAGTCATCACCGTAACGCTCAAGCAGGTTGCGCAGGGACTCAAGGCTGGCTGTGTCACCGTTGACCATATCGAACCCGATGTTGGCTACGTCTTCACCGACCACCTGCTGGAACAGCTTGGACAGTACCTCCTGTGCTACATCACTGCCCATAGGCTCCTCGCCCTTGATCTTGGCGAACAGGCTGGCGTAGCCCTGCTTCTGTGCTGTAGTCAGTGTCGGGTTGTCCGACATGAACAGTGCTTCGATCTCGTCAGGCGAGACGGTACGCTCGTACCTGTCCATAGCTGTGTCGATTGCCTGCTTGATCTTCCGCACGTCCTTGCTGAACAAGCGTTGCGGACATTTCGAGCCACGATGGTCATCGTAGAAGGACTTGTCCATCAGGCTCCTAATGATTGATAATTCCATTGAGATTCTCCATATCTGTCGGGTTACGATATTTGAAGTCGTCGGTTAGACGCAGGACACGAACATCGTTTACGTATCCTCTGAGTTCCTTGGCCATCAGCAAGGTCTTGGGTAGCGCATCGGGGTCTAGCGCAATGATGGCTGTTGAGAACTGCGAGAGATACCTTTTATGCGTCTCTTGCAATGATGTGCCTAGAAGCGCAACCCCGACAAAGGTGCCGTAACCAACAACGGCTGCACTCAAGCAGTCCTCAACAACTACGGCGACTTTACCACACCCTGATGTGTATGGCAAGCCACTTTTTCCGTACCGTCTCCACTTGGGTAGTCGCTTGCCCAGTGAGCGGCCTGTAGCATCCACGATCTTGCCGTCGTGTTTGATAGGGAACACCATGCGATGTTCCTTCACGTCGTAGAGCAGACCCAATTCCTCTGCGTCCAGCCCGTACAACTCCCATGCAATCTCTGCCATGTTCCAGTCGTGGGGTACGACATACTCTGGTAGCTTGAACGTGTCTTGCTTGGCATAGTCATCGGCACCGGCAAAGCCAGTACGAATATCATCTGCACTCATACGAACACGTGTGCCACCCTTCACGTTGCAGGATGCACGATAACAATTCCACACAAGAGAACCCATGTTGTTCGTGACTGTGAATGTACGCTGACCACAGTTGGGACAGTTCGTGCGCACGGTCATGCCCACAGGTACATCCATATCACTTACAATGTTATATATATTATCCATGTATATATCACTTTCCTTTGCGGCAGTTAAGTGCTTT